GATCTCTTAGGAAGGTCTTTCGACCCTCCTTTGAGATCTTTGTATGATGTATTTGGTAGGTTTGAAGCCCACCCCTTATATTTTATACTCCTCAGAGTCTTTTCTACGTTAAATTTAACTACTTACTTTCTAAACGTTGTAGTAGTTACCCCCCGTGTGTTCAAGCGACACCTAAAATAACGCTTTGTCCCCTTAATTGATCCGGGACTTGATTTGAGTACGTGCTCTCTTTAATTTAAATACTGTCAGAACGGCAACAGTACACGCAATTTCCACATCACTATTAGGTTCTAATAACCAAGTTAGTTGAAGCAGATATATTTCTGTAAATACCTCGTCACATATGACGAGGACACGCACCAATGGGTGCAGAGGTTTTGGTTTTAAGATCCCAAAAGGAATGCCTTTTTATTAAAGTTCCTTGATAATCTTACCCCCAATGTTTTTTGATAATGACATTGTAGGTAGTGTGGTTACCACTCTACCCTTGTATCACTCGATGCATAAAATGAAGTCCGCTCCTAGCGGCAGAGCTAAGAACAATAGCTTAGAGTTCATTCCTAGTGCAAGGTCAATCAGTAAAACTGCAACCCAATACACTAATTTTCCTCTGGATACACCAGGATCAGAGGACGCTCACTCAGCGAAACAGGTTTTCGATAAACTGCCTTTCGAGGCCAAAATCCAGTATCTTACTGGTATGACATACGTGCCACAGGCGGGTTGGAATTTACCGGGATTACTTTATCTTAAGAATTCCCTCAAAAAACAACTCACCGACAGCGCCATTTCAAAAATTGAAGGCATATGTTCTCTCTATGGCGCTCTTTGTAGCGTCACAGATGCCACAGGCTTTCTATGCGTACTAACCATGTATGCCAAAACCCACAATCAGGCGTCTTTGACGTCCCAATTGTCCCAACTTGTCGACAACCTATTCGATGGATATACCCCACAATCCAGCGACGACACACCTAAATGGCTCTCTCAACTTAAGGGAGGCCTGCATAACTGGAAACTTTTAACTAACAATCCAGCTTTTGCAAAGGTTTCTCGAGTAATATCCCTCCTTGTAACATTAGGAGTACTTGAGGATGCTTCCGTATCCCTCGGCAATTTTGAAATTTTTGCCGTAGAAGCACAAAAGAAACACTGTACCTCAGTTGATCTTATGGATTCAATCATGGACACTATTGCCTTCTTCGCTGAAGGAGGTTACATGTGTTATGTCACCGGCTCTTTATCGCCTTTGCTCTTTTCAACTCCCAAACTAGTGGAACTTGAAGAGCGCTATGTGCGTAAATTAGTCGAATGGGAACACGCGAGGAATGGTAACCTCGAACGTTTCCTGAATTTGTCTGAAGCTCAATTCGATAAAGAAATTAAAGTTTTAATCGATGATTTTCACGACTTATTTAAAACCACTCCTAATGGTACGGAGAAACGAATTATCCAACAAAAGTGGGAGGCTCTTACAAAAGTCTACACGGAATTCACCGCCATCCGTATTTCAGGAGGTCTCCGAAAGGCCCCTCTTGCGATTAAAATTTTTGGCAACTCCGGTGTGGGTAAATCCACATTCGCGGACATTACCATGGTTACAGTTCTTAAAGCCATGGGTGTTGCTTGTACTGCTGACTACATTTGTACTTTGAATGAAGCAGACAAGTATATGTCCAACTATCGCTCCTACATTACAGGAGTGAAAATTGATGATTTGGGTAACACCAAGAAAGAATTCTGGGAGATTGCTCCTTCTGAATCTATCATCAAGATCGTCAACAATATTCGAGAGTACGCCGTTATGGCTGACCTCGCGAATAAAGGTAAGATTTCTATCGAACCCCATTGCTTGACTATCACCACCAATGTTGAAGAGATCCACGCGGGTCTTTCCTCCTACAACTCTATGTCGGTGTTGCGTCGTTGCCACATCCATGTTGAACTTAAGGTCCGTCCTGAGTTCCTTACCAACAATCTCCTTGATTCTGCAAAGGTCATTGAGAAATTCGGTAACATGCATTCTTTGAATGACATTTGGTTGATTACATTGAAGACCCCCATCGGCGACGGCGTCGACGGACAGAATTTTAGTCACTATGACATCACACACACTGATATCTCTATCACGGACTACGTTAATCTTCTTATTAAGCGTGCGCGTAAGCACAACGCTGAACAGAAAATTCTTGTTGAATCGTTTACCGAGCCTTCAGAAATTGTGAACATTTGTGATAAGTGCGACCGGGTCGTGGAGACCTGTACTTGCCCTGTTGTTGAGACAGTTAGCGAGGATTCGGATTCCAGCAGCTCTTACGAGACAGATTCTGAAGTTTCAGAAACCAGCTCTACTGGTCCTGAGACTAATGATGAATCGTGGTCTGAGCTTTTCGATGCAATGGAGACGCAGGTTTACGAACCTCATTTTGGTGAAAGACTTGCAGGTCATATTTCCCGAAGGGCTAAGCCTTTTGGGCACACTATGCGCTCACATCGGTGTCGTATAGAGACAACTGCTGAGGATTTTGCCATCAAAACACTTTTGCTGGGACTCAAGACTTTCGAAGATTCCCCTTATTCCAAATGGACTAGCTTCGTACCAGCAGCTTGGATAGATAATGACGTTGTCAAATCTACCATCCTTGCTTGCGGTGAAGATGTTATTGGACAGGACGTTGCTACTTATAGTAAGCGTTTGTTCTATTCCTATCTAATCATGGCTTTTCCTCTTTGGCGTTTGTTCGGCTGGCGTTTTGCGATGCTATTTCTACTTGTAGGATATGCGCATTATATGCTGACAATCGCAGGAGTTATTGAGACAAAAAAGGTAGCCTATATGGATGCTTTGGTAAAATCCAGGGAGACTCTCCCTGAATGTTTCAAAACTTTGCGTGATGAGCATGTGAAGACCGCTTGCGGTCTCTTCGCTGCTTTAGGCATCATGTATGCTGGCGTTCAAACCTATCGGGCTTTGAAAGCTAATCTTACCATTCAAGGCAAACTTGCCCCCAAGTCCATTGCTGATATTCGCGCTCGCGATATGGAAGCGGATGTGTGGCTCCCAACCCCCGTCAAACCTCTTGATAATAACGGCAGTTTTGCCAATCAAGACCAGGCAGCTAATGCTCTGCGTACTTCGCAATTTATTGTTGAAATTGGAGACTATTATAGTGAAGCTTTTTGCTATCGCTCTAAGTGTTTTCTTATTCCAGCGCATATGCTACCCAAAGTGACTACCCCCGCTACCTTCAAAGGTGTTTGTGGTAATATTAAGACGTTAATCAATCCAGATAAATGTTTTATTTTGCCTAACACTGATGCGGCTATGGTGTATGTTGCCAATGGCGTTCCCGCCAAAGATATGACCGTCCATTTTGAGGACGATTATGTCAGACATCCTATCCTTGCTACTATGCATGGTGTGGACGAAGACATGAAACAATTCTCAGATAAGACATGGTGGCAATTTACCACCGATGTACACAATGGAGTTAGCACCTTTCCCGGTGCATTCTATGAACTCATGAACCTCAAAACTTACGAGGGAATGTGTATGGCAGCCATTGTATCTGACTCTCGTGAGAGGAAGATACTTGGTTTCCACATCGGTGGTGTCACCGGGACCAAAAAAGGCTGTGGTTTTGCTATTACAGCACCACAATTGGTCGCCGGTCATGCCGAGCTTTTGAAGCTCAGTCCGACTTTCGTTCCTGCACCACAGGGGAGCGAAATTCCTGACGCGATGTTAGGTACTACTTATGCTATTAGCTCTGCTATTCATACCAAGTGCCCTACTAACTTCATTTCAGGAGATCCTGCTGTCGTGGCTTATGGTACCGTAAAAGGTAGAGCTACGTTCAATTCGGATGTCATGCAAACCCCAATCTCAGAGATTGTTGAAGCAGTAACAGGTGTTCCTAATAAACATGGAGCTCCTAAATTTGTTTTGCCAATCGAGCGTGAGGATGGGAAAATTGATCGCCAAAGGTGGCGACCGTGGTATGAATCTTTGGAAGTGTGCTCTAAGCCCTCCATAGGTTTTGACCCAGCTCAGGTTGAGACAGCGATGGACGATTACGTCGTTGATCTTAAAGAGCAATTTGATTCACATGCTTCATTGCATTGTGCCGAGATGAAACCCCTATCTCACCAGGAAACTATTTCTGGTATCGAAGGTCGTCGGTTCGTAAATGCGATGGTTACTAAGACTTCCATGGGTTATCCCAATGGAGGTCCCAAGAATAATTATCTTATTGAACTACCCCCAACTGACGAACATAGTTGTCCTAAGGAATTCACTCCTGAGATCCAAGCAGAAATTGCTCGTGTATTGGCTTGCGCCGATTCGAACCAAATTATGAATATGATCTTTAGTGCGAGTCTAAAGGATGAGCCAACTAAACTTGAGAAAGAGAAGGTGCGTGTTTTCCAAGCAGCGCCACTCGCTCTCCAATATGCCATCAGGAAATATTTTTTGCCTGTAGCTCGGTTTTTATCATTATACCCTTTGATATCCGAAACTGCCGTTGGAGTTAATGCTCATGGGCCCGAATGGGATGAACTTTCCCGTTTCATGGCTAAATTTGGCGATGATAGGTGTGTAGCTGGTGATTACTCAAAGTATGATCTACGCATGCCTGCTCAGCTAACTCTTTCGGCTTTTGCCATTATGATTGAGATTGCTCAGTTTTCCCGCAACTATTCCTCTGCTGATATTCAGAGGATGCAAGTGATTGCACACGAAGTGTGCACTCCTTTGGTTGCATTCAATGGTACGCT